GTCCTGACCACAGTCCAAGTCAATTCCAGCTCTGCTTTTGAGCCGGCGCCTAATCTTCTCGCCTAAGGCGAGTTGATAGAAGACGTTCATAGAAGGTTCCATCCCGATGGGACGGTCCTTCGTAGCGTCTTTTGGGGCAGTCGAAAACCGATTACCCCTGACAAAGACAGGACCACAGTTGCGCCTCGAAGCCTCGCGGCCCCAAGCGGTACCTATCCAATCGAATAGATACCATATCGCGCCTGTAGTCAAAGAAGCATTGTTTTCCATTTTGTCGGCTAGCGTTGCGCGAGTCGACCTATCGGAAAAGGTGGCACCGGGGCCATGTCTCGGATTAAGCTCCTCATAACGAGGAGCATAACCTAAAACAGAAAGGATCTTTTTTCGCACTCCGGCGATATGCCGGCTTACGTCCTGATTCCATGAAGGGTGAGTTTTCCCCTCAAGGTAAGGAACAAGCCTCTCATTGGTCCGGTAACAGTCTCTCTCACCCGAAAGCCAGTCAGAGACAGCATTTGCTACTCTGTCTGAACTAGTGGGTAAGCCCTTATACTTACGAAGGAGTGACGCTGCTGTAGCGTCAAGAAAATACTCCTGGGCAGAGGTATAAGCCCTGGGATCTACTTTGCGTTTAGCAATAGCATCCCACTCCCCCGCCTCAATCTGCATATGCAAACCGAGGGCGTAGGGGGTTCCGATCGCCCGTAGAACATCGGACGCGAAACACTTCACGTCTGGTGATAGCGTTCCCATAAGTACTCCTAAAAGTGAGGAGAAATCAGGCGAGGGCTGTTAAACAGCAGCCATCAGTTCCTTGAGCATTGTCTTGAACGCGGCCGTAGCCAGGAGATTCATCCCCTGGGACGCGGCTTCGTCGCGGACAGCTTGAGGAACGTCAAGGCTCCCTGAGTACTCCAACCTGAAGGATTCGCGCTTCTCTACGCTAGTAATCCCCGTGGTCGAGTTGACCACCGAGTATGGGTACATGAAGGTTGCGATAACCTTCCCCACGCCCGCCGGGGACATGCGCGAGTGAACACGAAGCTCCGGCTGGGTAGCCGGAGTGGCGCCCAAAGCGGGCGCCTTGTACTGGGCCGGCGTGACTCCGCTCATTCCCTGAAGGACTGAGAAGACGACGTCGGTCGATCCGTCATTCTTTTTGACGGTGATATTGGCAGCACTGCTCATATCGAGACTCCTGTGGAGGTTTAAGATGTTTAGCCAAAAGCTAAACACTTTTAAGCTTCTGTACGAGAAGCGAAATAGCTGTAAGAGCCCTTACGGGCCTCAGCTCGCTCAGTTGCAACTGTAACGGCGGTCTCGGAGGCTGAGAAAACACCTCACGAGTCACAGCGACGCTATGTCCATAACTACCCGTTCCCGGGTAGTCAGGCCACGACGTCGAACCCGCTAACTTTGTAAAGCTGGTACGGTACCCATCGGAGGTTTCCCAACCTGCGAAATCGCTCAAGCTACGGAGATAGGTATCTATATTAGATATCCAACCGAGCACGAACGAAAAAGGAATCGCATCCCAAATAACTACCGCCGGGTTCAAAAGACCAAGCGAATTAGCTAAGTGGAGATTAGGATTCACTAGCCGTACCCTACAACCCACGCGACACACACTGGAACCACTAAACGTGAAGGCGCATTGAAAACGCTCCTTCGGCGAAAAATGGTATTCAATGGGTGCCCGAGCCGAACCTTTGATCGGCGCGGTCCGTATCTCCTGTGAGAAAACCTTACAGGCGGAATGGATGTCGCTTATCAGTGGGGACCACCCGAAATGAAACTCTAGCACAAGGTTCGCTAGAGACTTGGCAAGGCCGTAACGCCTCCCAAGTATCTTTGAGACATCTCCTGAGGAGATGCCCAGAGCAGACGCCACCCCTAAGGGGCTACGTCTTTTTAAAGCGCCAGTGAAAGCTGAGAGCTGGTTAGCTCGTTGTGCGATCATCGTGGCTGATTGTCTGTACTGGGCGAGGTTAATGCCCATGCCAGCTGTATCACCAAGCTGATTGATCATACGATCATATGCTGTGGAGTACAGACTGCCGACTACCATACTATCGGCTAGGCCTTTGTAGTACGTCGCTTCGTGTCCGTCATTCGTGTAGGCACACATGCCTTCTTGAAAGACAAACGGAAGCGGATGCACGTAGGGTCTCGCCTGACGGTACCATCGGCGGTACATAGAATAGAACTTACCCGATTGTACCTTCGTGTACGGACCTGTACTCATGGATTACAGTCTAAGACTGCTCCACAGAGTCTGGGATCACGAATCGAAGAGAAATTCGGGGGTTCCCGACCAAGGCTGCGTGAGCTAATATGTCATTGATCGGCCATCGAAAATTCGATGTCGTCATCGACAGATACTTCGCATCAGCATTAAACCTGTCACTGTAGTTCGATGCTACTGTGCCGGTGGCGTCAAAAGGACCGCCAGCAGTATAGGAGCTCGAGTTATGAGCGACGTAGCGCCAAGACGGCGGGTCGCTATAACGAAAGACAGAGACATAGACCATAATAGTTCCCCAAAAAAGGGCACTATTAAGGGCCCGCGGTGCCAAATCGCGGGTGGAGCACGGGGTTACCCCGATCCACTATCTCTAAACGCGTCCCCCATTTACGAGGGGATTGCAAGCTCTGTGTAAGCTTGTAGCGCAGAGTTGAAGGAGCCCCCGAAAGACCGATCGCTGTCCCAGGTCTTACGACCAGACATCACGGTCTGAGGGGGG